TAGAAGCTAACATGTCATCCATTGCTAACGAAGTAGCTCTGTTTACAAACATCATGTTTTCTTCAATAGCACCTTGCTTGTCAAACTCAGCTAAGATAGCGTCAAATTCAGCTAAATCAGTAGCAGCATTAACACCAGTAATACCTGAAGTTACATTACCTCTATCTTCGATAGCAGCAAATAAACCTTCAGTACCAGCACCATTTAATCCAGCATCAGCAGCACCTCTAACTTGACTGTTAGCACCGAAACCGATAGCAGATGCAGCAGCAGTTTTCTCAGCTTCAAGCATAGTCATCTCCAAGTGATCGTTGAAACGAGCTCTTGTATCAGCTTCAGCTTTTAAGTACCATAAGTAACCAGCTTGTCCATCTTCAGAAGCAACTTCAACCCATCCAATTCTAGAAACATCAGAACCTGATACTTCGTAGTAGTCTTTCATTATAATTGGTTTGTTGCTAAAAGATTTGAACGTAGGCTCGTTAGCACCTCTTGAATCAGACTTGTAAGTACCAGTTTCGTCAGCATAAGAAGCTCCTTTACCGAACTCAGAACCAATAACTAATACAGTTGCTGTGCCGTCAGACAAAGTTGATAAAGCTGCTGTAGCATAAGGCTCAACAGAAACAACGTTTGAATTAGGAGTTTCAACAGCAATAGCTTTAACTACAACACCAGCTTGTGCTATTAATAACATATCGTTAACTCTAATTCCGTGTTTTCTAGATGTCGTTGCGCCTACCGTATTATCACCATCGATATCAGCAGTAATTGCTAGCGTACCGTTAACATCACCATCAGCGTCAACCGTACAAGTGTAAGATAAATGTAATCTTGATTGTTCAGACCATACTACTTGATCAGCAGCCATAGCCTCTTCAGCCCCAACTTGTGATAAGAAACCTGAAATAGTTCTCGGTCCGAAAACTTCAGCTTCTTTTTCCATTAGGTCTGGTAAATATTGTTGTGCCCAGTCATTAGCACCGGACGTAAAGTCTAAATAATTTGTGTTTAGTGTTTGCTTTTGTGAAGCTGGAACACTATTCAAATTAGGTCCATTTGTAATTGCCATAATTTTTTAATTTTTAATTTTTAAATTTATTGTTTTTAATTTTAAACTTAAAATCCTTGTCGTCGTTTAAGACTCTTGCTGTAAAACCACTCGTGTTAACATTTTCTTGGTGCCCTTGCCTAGGGTCCATACTTACGTTTTTAGATTTAGCAATACTTTCTTTCAAAGCATCTGCTTTACCTTGCTCGTAAAAATGATTAGCAACTTGATCTGGGTTCATAGCTGTAAAAAGCCCTTTGTGATAGCCTTTGGCGTCGTCTATCGTATTGTCTTTAGTCAGAAACTTTCTGATAAAGTTATTGATATCGCCCTGCTTTTCTTTTAGTTTGTCTGCATCTTTAACATTAAACCTAAATTTCTTATCTCCAACTTCGTATTCAAAACCTTTGAATTTGTCGTTAAAAACGCTATTAGTTTTATCTTTAAAAATTTCAGCCTGCTTTTTACTTCTCTCAAACAATTCGTCTGATTCCTCGTTATGTTTGTTGAAGAAATTAATAGCTTCTTGTTGCTCTTTAGTGAGCTTAGATCCACTCTTAATGTCTTCGTAGTATTTGGATTTTACACTTTCCAAGTGTAGCTTTGCTTGAGCAACTTGCTCCTTCATAGCTAGTTTTTTTCTTTTTATTTCTTTGTCATCATCTTCGTCTTCATCGTAAGCAAAGTTATCCTCCATAATAAAGTCAACTTCATCATCTGATAAATGAGATTTTGTAGATTTATAATATTCTTTTAATAAAGTATGATTGTCAAGCTCAGAGTAATCTTGATTTAAAGTTACATAATCAGTAATATCTCCACCGGTTTCTTCCATAAAGCTTATAAGCTTTTCAATGTTTTCTGGAAGTGGCTTGCCAGTCTCCATAGATTCAGTTATAGCTTCATCCACAGTTTCTGTTACTTGCTCAACTTCTTTCTCAACACTTTCTTCGTTAGTAACCTCCTCTAATACTGGAGTTTCTTGTGCTTCTGCTTCCGGTTGTACTTCTTCTTGTTCTTGTGTGGTGTCGGCATTTTCATCGACTCTAACCACTCCCTCGTTGACAGGGTTATCTTCTTTAATTTCATCTTCTTTTGGTTCTATTGGTTTTGTTAAATCAACCTTTGTTATTGTCTCTTCAATGACTTGGCTAGGCTTTGTCATTTTATCTTTAACTTTAGTAACGTTACCTTTAGTCTCGTTACCATCTGGTTGTTTTTCTTTTTTTGCTTTTACTTTAATTTTGCCAGTATCGTTGTCTACGATCGGCTCTTCTTTTTTTGCCATAATATAATATAATAATAGTTAATAAATTTATCTAGGACCAAAGCTAGACATATCTCCAACGCCACCTAGTATATCATTACCTGATGATTCAAAGTTTTTAGGTGGTTTGTTGTTATTTCTTTGGTCTATAAGCTCACTTTGTTGTGAAGCTTGTATTTTTGTTCTTTCGTCTTTACGATCTTCTCTTTCTTTTTCAGCTTGATTTTTACTTTGACCTTCGCCCATCTTTAACTGCATGTTATAGTCAAACTCAAGTTGCATTAATTGTTTTTTAATCTCTGCCTCTTGTATTAATTTTTCTATTTCAAACTGTGATTTAGCTTGCTCAACAGATATAGCTGTCGATGCATTTGACTGTTGTTTTTGCATTTCAAACTCTGCTGACGCTTGTTGCTGAGCTATGTTGGCTTGAGACTGTGCTTGCATGTTTTCTTGAGCTACTTGCTGGTCTCTTTTTATTTTCTTTTTTCTACGTATTTTAAGTAGTTGGTTAGCTAACTTAATATTTTTTATTTCTCTTAAATCAATAGCATCTTCTAGCTCTATGTTTTGTTGTCCTAACGCTACTTGAATATTGTTTTCTAGCATTGCTTTTTCTTCTTCATCTGGAGTTAGTTCTATAAATATACCAAAATCGTATAAATGCAGTTGAGTCATTTCAGTAAGCGTTGCTACGTTGTGAGCACCTATTTGTTGTACAAAAGCATCTTTTGTTGGAGAGTACTCTATAATATCAGATATTCTAAGTGATAAACAGTTGCAAACTTCTGATGTTAAAAATAAGCCAGATTGTAAAATGTGCCTTGTAGCCGTGTTGCTATTAGCAGCAGCAAGCTTTTGAACACCTACTAAAGCTTTTGGATCAGGGTTAGCAGCATCTCTAGCTTCATTTAATCCAGTTACATCTCTTATCATTTGTAAGTAATAGTTGTAGTTACCAATAAGTGATTGTAGCTTAGCGCCACCAGATCCAGATGTTATTTCTTGAATAGGTATTTTTCCAGGGTTCATATCGCCCTCGCTTGTAAAAGACCTACCAATAACAGAACCTGTTTGGAAGAACATGTTTAAAGCTTCTTGCGGATTGTAATTTGTACCGTTACCTAAATCAACCTCAGCTAAACCATCGGCATCTAAGTAAACGCCATCTGGTACCATTCTTGACATTACCTGCTGAAGCTTTAAGTGTGTTAACTGAATCATATCAGCGAAACCAGTTATACGTTTTACTAAAGAGTCTATTCTACCCTCGTACATTCTAGGTGCTGTTATAGCGTAGTTCATTTTAACCTTAGTAAAATCGCTTTTAGGTCTCATCATGTTTTTAGACATTTCCCATTTAATAAGCTTTTTAGTACCTAGTATTAAAGCTCCTTCGTATAAGCACTCTATTTTTCTAGACTCTTTACTAAAGTTCTCTGTGTTTTGAGCTTCAAATGAATCGTCTTTTTCAATAGCTTTTTCAGCGCCACTAGCGCTTTCTTTAATTTTATAAACCTCACTCATGTAGGTTTTATAGTTAAAGTATAAAACATCTACTCTGTTTCTATCGCTGTCTTCTTCTCTTCTATTTCTATTGTTACTTCTGTTACTACCGTTTCTACCGTTCTTTACAATTTCCTCTAAGTCCTCAGAGCTTAAGTGAGGAAACTGTTTTATAAGTTCGTTTATAGGTATTGTTTTTACCTCGCCAACGTAGTATATATCGTCAAAATAAGGGGAGTCAGTGTGAGAGTAAACTAAGTTAACTGGATCAACATAATCTATAGTAACACCTTCAGATGTATTAAAAGAGGTTTTTACAGCACCTATACCTAATACGGTTAAGTCGTAGTAAAACCTCTTTTTAATTAATTCATATCTATTGCCAGTCATTAAAACATTTAAAGCTTGCTCTTCGGCAATCTCTACTGCTTGCTTGTAATTTAACTGCATGTGCAAGTCTAATTCTTCTTGAGAATCAGGTAGTAAGTTTGGCTCTTGATTAAACAAGTCTAATCCAAATTTTTCTTTCACAAAAGATTTTAAATCTTTACTCCTCATGTCTTCCATGATAGAGTTCATATATTCAGTTCTTTTGCTTACGCCAAATGGATCTTGTGAGTAGGCTTTTATATCATAAACCCTATCAGACATACCATTTACCACAATGTCTACAAACTTAGATATAATAGGTACAGGCTTCCAGTCTAAATTAAGGTAAGACAGATCGCCATTTATAGAAAGCTCGTCTTTATACTTTTGTATTGACTGCTCTCCTCTAGCATAAAGTCTTAGGTTACGAAACTCATTCTTGCTATTAGTATGTCTATTCGTTTGGTTGTCCTCATCGAACCACTCACCTTCAATAGCTTGAGCAACTTTAAGTCCGTACTCATAACTTATTTTTTCTGCATCGCTTACTACTTGACTTGGAAAATTCCTCATATTAGTTCTTTATTATCTTTGAAGTGCTACCTCTATTTGAATACTTGGCTACACTTATATTTAATTTTGGTTTTTCAATCTTAGCATTAGGAGCGTATAAATGTCTGTTGTTTGCCATTATGGCTAAACCAGAACTTATTGACGCATCATGCTTTGTTCTTTTGTTTATATCAAATCTACTCCAATCGTTTAGAAGCTCATTAAAATATAAATCTCCAAACGTGCCATCTTGCTTCATGCCCACGTGGTCTTGTATATACATCTCAATCGCAGCGGCGTGTGCTTGTTTTATATCTTCGCTAGAGTTAGGTATACCACCTATTTCTTTCTCTGCTACAGATAGTTTGTTCCATATCTTATCAGGTCTGTTCATACTAAATCCTCTATATCCTCTACGCCTCAGATAATACAAGAGACGAGGTTTATTGTTCTCCGCGAGTATAGGCATCCCGTAAAATACTAAAGCCATTAGAACGTCCTCAAAGAAGATCTCGGCTGTTGGTGGTCTTGATAAGTATTCTAAAAAGAAACTGTTAGCAGGAGCATCTTCCATGCTGAACCTGGTAAGACCGTGTAAAGCTCCTTTAGAGCCCTCCCCGTCCACTGTCCCTGATATATCATAACTATCACAACCAAAAGCACCCATATGCTCGTTGCCAGGGTATTTAATACCATTTTTAAGTATTACTCTGTTTTGTATTTGTGACGGTGGTACCCAACTTACTTTAAACCTACCTTTTGGGTCTGGATAAAATATTACTTGTGAATCTTTTATACCGTTAACCCATTGAAAATTACCTTTAGTTACACCTAATGTTCTAGACATTTCCTCGTTGTAATCTATCTGCTCGTATAATTTAACCAAGTTAAATATACTATTCTTAGTCTCATCTCTGAATGCGTGCTCAGTTGTCCTTGGGAACTGGCGATAAAATTCGTTCAAAGCATCTTGGTCGTCTTTTAAACCATCTACTTCGTTTTGCCAGTTATCTATTACACCTACATCTATTAATTCACCGTCTGGGGCGAACACGTCGATATCAGGAGTAGTGAAAACTGGAACTCCGTGCTCATCAATAAATCCTTCGTAGTTCCACTCCATTGGGATAAACAAAGAGTATAAACCAGATTTTGTTTGACCATTTCTATTTCGTTTAGTGACATCTGATGCATTGTATAATTTTTTAAAGTTATCGCCTCCTTTATCTAAAGCGTTTGATGTTGAACCCATCATACACTTACCTATAATTCTACTACCTAATCTTAAACATGTTTTTGTAACACGCCAATTATTTAATATATTATCAGGCCTTTCCCACTTACCACTTTCATCATGTACTAATAACGCTAGCTTTTCACCGTCATAGCTGTTGTCACCTGTGTTTTTCCAATCTATTGTTGTATCTAATCCTTGTATGTCTTCCAGCTTTTCATTAGCTGTTATTTTCTTTCTTGTAAACTTACTAGCAGGCACTCTATATGCTAACTCTGTTTTTGGTCTATCCATACCATCTTGAACTGGTTTAAAGAAAAATGGATAGTTAATTGATATTGGTACTACTTTATCTGTAAACATTTTCTTTGCATCAGCACCTGTTTTAGATAGTATACCATATCTACTATCACTTGCAAGAGTGGCTAAGTTAACTGTTTCTGCAGATGACATGAACGAAAACCCTGATCTTCTGTTCTTTAGGTAACACATACCGTAACATCTTTTATCTGCTTTACAAGCTTCCCAGAATATAAAGAACAATCTATTTGCCTCTCTAAAATCTGGTGCACCCACATCTATCTTGCTCCACTGCAAATACATATAGTGGGTTCCTGGTAGCCATGTTGCTTTTCCATTGTTAGTAAACCAAAACCCTTCTTCTCTACGTTTAAATTCTTCGTCTATATAATCGTGCCATTGTTCTTTCTGCTCATCTGGATAAGCTCTCCAGTCAAATATATTCTTTAAACGCTCAAGTTCTTTCGGTTGTTTAAACTTAACCCACTTGTCCTTATCGTTGCTATACACACTCTTCGGTACTTTTGGCAATGCTATAGCTAAATTCTGTATTTCTATAATCTCACCAATCTGACCACTCCGTGACAACACAACAATATCGTGTTCTTTATCGTAACCGTATTTCCACTTCTTACCCTTGTTAAGTCTACTAATAGTAGTTCTTTTAACCGGCTCGATAGTCTTAACTAAATTTTGCTCGTACATTATTTAGATCTACCTTCTGCAAATCCTTTGAATACTTTTGCTTTTGCCTCTTCTGGTGTTTTTCCCTCGAGTAAGTTTTCTTCTTCTTGGATTCTGTTAAGTATTTCAAACGCATCAAATATAGCTAGTTTTTTAGTAGCTGCTGCATTCTTAAGTCTATCTGCTGTTAAGTCATCATCTGAATCTACAATAGCTTCTTTAGCAACTTTAATCAGCTCTTCAACTGCCTTGTGCCCAGCTTGGATTATACTCTTCTTCGTTTCCTTGATGTTCATATTTGATTGTAATAAAATTAGATAGTACTCTATATAGTCTTTTGCCATTAACGACAAACTCATATTCACTTCCTGGTCTAAAACCAATTAGATCGTTAACCTCTACTGTTCCATCTGAGTATTTAACAATACCTTGTAAAGGTTTTTCAGATTCAATATTAAATTGATCCGTAGCTTTTAGAGGTATAACAAAACAATATCCTTTTGGAGCTTTCCACTTATCATCTCTTTTGTATAAAAAGATTTGATCTTGTGCTATAAAATAAGTAGACTCGTTAAAAAAACTTCTACTATTCTTTTCTCTACCCTTAACATCGTGCCATCTTCTAAAAACATTGTGATGTACTATAACCGTGTCACCGGGTTTTATATCTGTTTGTCCTACCATAGGCGTAGATACTACAATGGCTTCTCTATTTACGTATTGATGTTGATAAACATCAGTGTTAAGAATAAGCTTTCCACCGTCTATTTCTTTAGTGTTATTGTATCTATCTCCTTTTGGCGTTACAACAAAGTTGTATACGCTTTCCATTAGTATTCTAGATTATACTCTACAGATACAGCCATGTTCTTGTTAAAATCCTTCCAAGGTAACACGTCTTTATTCTTTTTTATGTAGATAGAAAACTTATCGTCTTCTTCTATGATATCACAGATAGTATGACCACCATACACTTCTTGCCCCACGGCATAGTGCATAGCGTCATTCTTATAATTAGCGCCTATACTAATCTTTCTTATCAGCTTCGACATCGTAATTTATTTCTCCAGTTTGGATGTTAATATCTACAGTACCATATTCTTTCTCAAGCTCTGCCTGTATTTTTCCTAGCTCTTCTTGCAAGCTATTTATCTGATGAAGCAAAGCGTGTTTTTGAGTTTCAATCTTACCGATTTCCATCTGAGATCGATTCATATTGCTAACTGTAGTTTGAACGTTTTTTAATTGCTCGTCAGTAATTGATGTAGGTTTAAGGTCTACCACCTTTTCTTTTGTTGCCATGATTTAATTTAATTTAATTATTGTTAATTGTTTTTAATACTCTACTCCAAATATAAATGTTATTGGTTGTCTGTTACATAATTCATCTGCATCTTCAAGAGCAGCTTGAACTTGATCAACAGTAAATGTAGTTGTGCTATCTAAAGAAACAACGTTACCTATCAAAGCCCCATCTGATGCTATTACTTCATCACCAACAGCGAACACAATATCAGGATCTACGCCGGCACCAGTTACGGTTAATTGAGTTTGAGTTCCAATAGCCGCAGCCTGTGCGCCATCAAGTATAACTCCTGTTCCGAAATTTTCACCACCTCCATTAGCTATTCCAGCCATCCAAACAGTTTGATAACCTGGGCCTTGTGTTGATAGGTAATCTGTTTGAGAACCTTCTAATGTTATATTCATCTTAACGTTTGGTTTTCCAGAATACGATCCAAGAACGTTGTACGCCACTAAATCAACACCGTTATCAACCATAGCGCTAACGTCTAAAAGCTTATATGCTATAATGTGTGGTCTAGCCGCTTGTGCTATTTTCTTTGTTAGAGTATCGCCATCACTTAGTTTATTGTTAGATGTACCTAATGATGGTGGTGCAACTCCATTTACAGACTTTGCGAATAGTAGCTCTATATCTTGAGGTGTTTGAGCAACGCCATCAGTTCCTGCGTAGTGCATTTGTACCGTCTCTAAAGAACAACCGCCTCTAGGCACTTCTATAGGTGTCCAGTCAAAAAGCAAGTCTGTAGCTGTGAAAGCCGTTGTTAGTGCCGCTAAGTTTGGTTTTACTGTTACTGTTGAAAATTTAGATTTCATATCTTTATTTTTTTACTTTTTCTAATGATCGTCCACCGAAGTAAGCTCCAATCACTGTTATTAATACTAATTGTAAAAGATCTATATAAGAATCCTTTACGTTAAATTTTATTGCACCTGCATCTATAAATATCAATAGCATGGTGCATACTATTAAAAAAATCAATACCATTGGCCTAACGTTTTTACTTAACCAAGAGTCTGATTTTAAATCTGCTTCCCAGCGAGATGTTATATTCTTTTCCATCTCTATCTCGTAGTTAGCAATTAATTCTTTTATTTTTCTTTCTGCCTCTAGTTTTTCTTCACCAGAAGTATGTAAGTTATCTATTACTCCACCAACACCCTTTATAAGTTCTGTTGCTCCACCTGAAAATAGTTTACTTAACATAATTTATTTTTTTGATTTCTTTTTGTTTTGAGCA